AAATGATGCAGAACTACAGAAGGGAAAAATAATATGTCACCTTCTTCAATGTTTTGTGGACTATACCAACTTAGATACCCGTTGAATGGGTCATTAAATGGGGACACGAAAGTGGTTGTTTCATGCAGTCTTGGAACATAATCAAGATACATAACGCCAGAATACCCAAATGTTCCATGATTATGAACTGACTGAAATTCTCCCTTCTTATATCTTACTGTCCAGATGTCCGTAATAAGACACTCTTCTTGGTTTATTTCATCCAACCAATCATCGATTTCTTCTTTAAATATTTGAACAAAGTCTTTGATATAAGATTTACCATCGTTCTGCCTATCCGTGCCAAACGTATGTAAACCTTTCTTTTCAATTTTTTTGTAATCAATGATATTGTTTATTTGCTTTTTCTTCTCCTTCCAGTTATTTGTTCTAACAACGTAGAGGGGAAGTGCAAACATATTGTCACTTCTGATTCTAAACATAGACTACTCTTCTCCTCCAAATGTATACCATCCAGTCATGATATATTTTACATCAGTTTGCTCTGTTTGTCCTCTATGTATATGTGTCCAGTCAGCAGGCCAAATTACAATCGAACCCTCTTTTGCTTGGGTGGTTAAACCTTGATACATGAATTCTGTGCCACCTTTATCCACATCATTTAAATAAATCATCCACACTAATTTTCTATTAGAGGACGGTTTACCAGATGATTCCGAATGCCAGTTAAAATATCCTTCTCCAGGATAATATCTTTGAATATTGAAATATGGACACATACTCCAATATTCCATTTTAGTTAATCCCTCGTAAAATCTTTTGTAATACGAATTTAATACCGCATTATCTAAAGATTTGAGAAATGGATTTAAAACTCTTGTTATTTTCCTATCAGAACTATCTTCAGGTCCAAAACAAAGATCAGTAGACGCTTTTAAACTACGATCTACCTCTTGATTTCCTTGTTTACCTGCTTCTTTATAGGGAGATTTTTCAAAAAAATTGATTAATCTTTTACAATCGCGGGAGGAGATAGCATTCTCCTCCACGTAAATGAAGTCAAAAAAAGTTTTCATAACAAAAAGAATATAAATTTAACTCTTGTGTCCGAACGTTCTACCGTTACTCCATGTGGGGCAGTTCAAATACCAATATGGTGAAGCACTGGGACCTGCTGGGGGATAGTATTCATTAGTGGTGCTAGACAAGGATGGATCAACATGACTCGATCCTCCACCACCGTATCCAGAACCATGGCAGTCACCACCGTCACGACCGCCGCCACCGCCACCATACCATCCATCATATCCACTTCCAGCGGATCCACCCGATCCTCTACCACCTGAGAAACCGCTTCCGGGGTTGGGGGGAGTTCCAGTTCTGTGAGGACCTCCACCACCACCTCCATTGGAGTTTTGAGTTCCACCGCCGCCGCCACTTGCTCCGCGACAACCAGAACCATAAGAATTACCACCGGTAGCGTCAGGTCCACCAGCACGTCCATTATTGTTTCCAGAACCACCAGAACCAGCAAGTAACAAAACCCTATCTCTATTTGTAGAGTCGTTGTCAATGGATGGTGAATCACCTGAGAAGAATCCCGCGATACCTCCCCTGAAGAATGTTTTTTTAGCGAGGATGGCATATAAACCATCGGTATGTTTTGTTTGCCAGTTTGGATGAGTGCCTCTCACATATCCGTGAGTTTCATCATGTCCTCTGGTGTGAATTAAATGATTCTCAGTGCCAGTGTTCCCAGTAAATTTAATTGGGTTAGCGGTAGATGCACTATTAGGATATCTTGATACTCTATATCCAGACAGATTAGCAGTGTTAGATGCTAAAGGTGCAGGAGTTCCTGGTCCTGTGAAAAATTCAACAGTGGTAGTTGCATCTGCAGCAGGCATATTGCCATGAACAAATACTTCTGCTCCACTGTAAGCGAACACCATACCGTAGTTTGCTGTTCCACTGATAGCAGCAGTGGAGTTGTCACTTTCACTAACAGCGTCTTGGAACTGTGCTCCTGAAACAAAAGGAGGAGAACCACCGGTGTCTGGTGCTTTACCAAAACCAAAACCAGCGATACCTCTTGTTATACCACTGAAAAAGGGTGCTTCCTTTGTAAAGAAATCATTGAAAATTCCCATAATTACCTCCTATCAAATTGCAATATCGCCATGTGCAAATCCACCATTCTTGGTAATAAATGGTTTGTAACTTTGAGCGTCGGTATTAGTTCCACCATTGTAGTGAACACCAATAGAAATTATATCAGTATCTCTTGCCGTATTGGATAAAGTGACTGTTGTCGCACTTCCGATGCGTGCATCAGTATTAAATCCTGCCACTCCTCTTGGAGTGAGTCTAATATGAGTTCCAATACCACCGGGGAATCCACTAGGAATGCCATCCACCATTGTATTACCAATACCACCCGAAGGTGCAGATGTATTTTGATCAAATATGATGGTTACTGTGTGGAAAGAATTTTGCTCTACTGGGAAGTTCTTGATAGAAACAATACCAACGTTTCCGTTAGCAAGACTGTGAGTGAAAACTGTGCCCTGTAAGCAGTCGAGTTCGAGTGTAACACTCTTGTCAGTAATATAGTGGGATGTAGCACCGGTAGCAACACGTTCTCTTGCGTTGTAGACACTAACTCCTCCCTGGAATGTTACCGCTGTTCCTGCTCTAGCAGTGATAATTCCCGTTGCATTGATACCTCCTTGGGCATCAACAAGATTTCTAGCAGTTACAATGCCAACAGAGTCAATGTTGGTTACATCTTCATATGTAATTGTTCCCCCGACACTGATAGACGTTGAAAAAGCAACGAATCCCGTGAAAGTACCAGCAACACCAGTGACATTTCTAACAGTAATGTCTGGGGTTCCTGTAAGTGCGGCAGCAGAAGTAGCACTGGTGGCAGATGTAGCACTGTCAGCGTTACCAGTAACATTACCAGTTAAGTTACCAACAAATCCGCCAGCAGTGGCAACACCAGCAATATTTACACCACCAGCGCCGGTGATACCGTAACCTACAGGAACTTCAGCACCATAGCTAAGTTCAGGTGCGCCACTTCCGGCTCTGTTAGTTAATTTATTCGCTCTGACTCTTGACATGTTTCTAGAATCTTTTTATTTATTTAGTAGGAGATTAAGTTACTATATTGATAACACCACCCATATTTGCGTGCGCGGTGCATTGATAGTAAAGCGTATTAGGACATACAAAAGGAACTTCAAAGATTAACACGCCATTTGATACGTCATTATTAGTAACACCCACGTTCCATTGTGTACCAGCGGAACCATTTGAGGTGCTTTGAATACGGAATGGGTGTGCTCCCATTTTATTCTCAAACATATAAGTCTGACCTCTCATCAGATATAATGTTGGATCATTGAGAGTAGAGTGACCTAAACCAGGTCCAGTGAAGGTGTAATGATTAGTTCCATCTGCACCTAATACCCAACGTCCAGCAGCAGAGTAAGAACTGTCACCACGATAAGTTACAATTCCAGAGTCAACGTGACCCGTTGCAGTGATAATACCAGCGTTGCCAGAAATTCTGATACCTGTAGCAGTTGCTATTCCTGTTACAACCACTCCAGGAGCAGTTGCTATTCCTGTCGCAACCAATCCACCAGTAACACTTACACCACTATTAGTGGTTTCAAACTTTTTAGAATTGTCATAATAAAGATCTACTGAACCGCTATCATTTAAAACTAATGATTGTTCTCCACTCGTTGCTTGGAAATAGAATTGCGATCCAGATCCATGAGAGGAACGAAAATAAGTGGGTTGTGTGACATCAATATAATTTACTGAGTTATGATAAATCTGTAGGTCTTGATTAGCACCAAATCTTAATCTATCATGATCGCCAAGAGATATGGTGTCTCCAACGGAAACGGCACCTGCAAGAGTAGAAACACCAACAACATTTAAGGTGCTAGTGCTTACATCAGCAGTGTCACCACCACTGACCGTATTGGTAATAGTAACATAACCACCAGTTAAACTTGCACTAAGACCAGTGCCAAAGTTAACAGTTTGCGCTGTACCAACAGCACTTCCGCTATCACTTACACCAACACCAGTAAATACTTCGCTAACAGAGACAGTAGCAAAACCAGCGTTTACGTTTGATATAGTTATACCAGAACCAAAGTTAATGGTCTGTGCTGTACCAACCGTGGTTCCACTATTACTTACACCGATACCTGTTCCAACTGCGGTGACATTAGTCAGTCCAGAACCATCACCAATGAATTTATTAGCAGTGGCAATACCAGATATCTGCAATCCACCGGCGATGTTAATCTGACCAGTTCCATCAATTCTCTTGCTATTGAGATCTAAATTGCCACCGAGTTGTGGAGAAGTATCTTCTACAACATTGGAGATTCCACCTCCACCAGTTCCACTACCACTAATGCCATAGGTCATGGCACCATCTTCTAATGCTAAAATATCAGGGACGAAATCGTCACCCTCAGCAACAATTAAGTCAACATTTTCATCTAACGATATTAACTCATACTGAGTATAAGCAACGTTAGTGGTTGCTGGTGGTTGAACTACAACTGTAGAACCAATACCAAGTGTGGTGTCTGTATAGTAAATAACCGATCCAGCATCATCCCCATCGGATAATGCAGTTCCTAATCCAGCACTAGCAACTCCTTCAAGATTAGATCCATCACCAATAAAACTGGTTGCGCTAACAACACCAACAACGGTTAACTTCTGATTAGGTGAAGTTGAATTAAGACCAACGTTATCACTACTATCTACCGTAAAAACGCTAGGGTTAACTAATTTTGATACCTGCCTTGCCCTTGTCATTATGCCAAGATCTTTTTTATATATTTAGACGCTCTGATGCTCTGGCAGTTTGGGAAGCAAATCGAAGGACATAATTGTCCTTGGTTTTCTTACTTGATTAGGATGAACAAAGTGTAATGTATATGATGGACAGATAAAAATTGTGCCTTCTTTTACATTTGTAGGAAATGTGAGTGTAGTTGTATCACTTCTAGGATTTTGCCATGGAGAAACAAAACAAGTAGGAGTATGAACTTTAGGGTCAAAATCTAGGTAAAGAATGCCAGTGAAACCCCAACTTCTATGGTTATGAATAGTTTGTTGGTCACCTTTCTGATACCTAACAGTCCAAACATCAGTCATGCTGCAAGTGACTTCTGCCTCTTCACAGAACTCAGATAGTTCTGGTTTGATAAGATCCTGAAAGTAATAGATATAAGATTTCTTATTTGTCTGCCTATCAGTCTCAAAGGTTTGGAGGTCAGTCCTTACAAACTTCTCCTCCTTAACCCTTTTAAGTAATCCTTTCTTTTTAAACTCCCAGTCTTTAATTTGATATTGATAGGAGGGATATTCAAATATGGGTGCCTTCATAGTTTAATCCAACGTTTTTTTGCTGCCTCTTGCATATCAAAATTGAACCACTCTTCACTGCAAATATCAAAAGCAATCGTAATTCTTTCACTATCACCTAGGTATCTGTCTGTCCAATGTGACACAGTTGAGGGAAAGAAAGTCATCTGACCATTTACATTATGAATAGGTGAACCATCATAATAAGTGCTAGTTGTGTCATCAACTTTCACACACAAATGCCCAGAAAGGGCATGAATGGGTTTAACCTGAAATGGTGAGTGTGCATGTGGATGTATTTTTTCTCCCTTTCTCATTACATTTGCCCAGCATTGAACAAATATAGGTTTATTATTTACTCTATTGTATGTATTATACCCGTCTTTAATACACTGTTTAAGTTTTCTTGTTCCCCACCAACTCAAAAGATTATAATGGCAGGACCTTGAAGTCAGACTTTCATATCCTAGACCTGTTTGTCCATCAAAATCATACTTAAAATCATAACTTTTTGCTGGATATTTTTTTATAACTGACTTTTCATTACTCAATATTCTTGATGACAACCAAGAAAGGTCGATATTATTGTTATCGACCACTAAAATATTCATTATCTTGCCTTATCCCATGCACAATGAGCACGTTGTCCATCCTGGAGAACATAGTGGAAGAAAATTTGATGATAATAATATTGTTTCTCCTTCCTACGAAGAATGATGTCTCTCTTTCTACGTCGTGGTGTTGGCATTGGGTCACGCCAATGTGGACGTTCGCAACCCTTATAGATTACACCATCACCAGGTTTCAATACTAAACTCCTCACCTCACCAGGAACAAGAACAGTTGCTTTAGTCTTATCAGTGTAAGTATCAGGAGTTTTGATACAGAAAGGCCAATCAGCATCATCACCCTCTAAATTAGTGCTGATATGAATAGAAACTGAAATCTCACATGCATCACGATCAGCATGTCGAGCAAGTTCTTGTCCAGGATAATAATACCTATCATAGTAATAGGTATTATACAGTTTGCGACCAATTGCTTCTTCCAGTTTCTTACGAACACCAGAGTGAATGGTGCGATATTGTGGATGCCAATAACGTGCAGTAGAACCTTCAACCTGATGCTCAACAGGAACAAGATTAAAATGCTCTGGGTTTTTATCGTAGTAGTTATATTGCCCTTTCTGCTCAGGAACAGGATGATACAGTTCTTCTGGATCCCAAAGGTCTTTGACTACCAGATATCCATTCTTCTCAAAACTTTCATTACGAGTCCAGGCAGTTCCAGTGCTTCGCCTTTCCTGCATCGTCAGTTGCAGTTCTGTCATTTCTTCTGCCATGTTCTACCTCACTTCCAACGGGGACCAACAGTCCAACCAACAATAGACTTACGGGTTCCTTTTGTTACTTTCAAAACTCGATGTTGTGTGCGGGAGTCAAACAATACAATCGTGCCACGCTTACGGGGAACCATATAACTATTGCCTGCTTCATCTAGCAGTTGCACATTACCACCCTCATAATCATCGGGGTCAGAAAGTTGCATCGCAAAAGACAGTTTACGAACCATCTCCACATTCTCATTCAGGAAATCTTGTCCCAGACCTTCTGTGCGATTACCAACTGCAACTGGTTTGTAGTGTGTTGCTAATCCAGAATCATTATGCCATCCATAGAACTGACCTGTTTCATATCTGGTATATTGCATTGATTCTCCATCAATGCACCGCAAATCATACAGAAAATTTTCGCGATTTGCTCGCATAATATAATGCCACAAGAAACCACCGACCCAATGGTCAGTTGGAATCCAGGCATTTTGAGAGTTCCTTTTCTCTTTGTTGAGAGCATCTCCATGCAATTTGGAATCTCCCATTTGATTATCAAAATTTTCAGATACGTCCCTCTCGATGATATCTACAATATCTTCGGGCAATCCCGTATAATACCAAATAGATTGATACGCCATATACCTATAATGTATTCAGGTTAATTATATATCAGAATTTACAAAGTGTCAAACGAAGTAATCAATAACAATTCTTCCAGCGTCTACACCACTTCCACCTGCCGTTGAAGTGGTATTTGTTCCATCAGCTCTGATAAAGGAACTTCCGCCGCCTCCACCACCAGAGGGCCACTGGTTTTCGGAGTCAGCACCGGAACCTCCGCCGCCACCTCCATAGTATCCGCCGCCGCCAGCGCCAGAACCAGATCTGCTAAGGTCTGATTTCTTGTGAGCACCGCCTTGCAATGCGCTACCGCTTCCGCCTGGTCCTTCATAACCAGCACCACCGCCACCGCCGCTGGATGGTGTTCCGCCGCCACCACCGATAGATGTCTGTCCTGGTGGTCCAGAACCACCATTACTACCACTGTTACCATTACCACCGTTAGCGCCACCTTGTCCACCAGATGCAATCCTGTGAAGATCTCCAGCGCCACCGCCACCAGAAATAATTAGTGTATTGCCGTGAGAGACACTACCCACAAACACTCCAGCATAATGACCACCTGTCATTGCTGGTCCTGGTCTACTTCCACTATGTCCCGAAACAGGACTAGCAGGTCCACCACCAGCAAAAGAGATGACAAGTGTTTGACCCGCTAATCCTGAGAAAGTTGCAGTGTTTAATGCACCTGCCGCTCCTCCACCATTACCATTTCCCCCACGCGCTCCCCTTGTAGTGATAGTAATTGTATTGGATACAGCAGGGACAGTAAACGGAGTTGAACTTGTCGAAGGACTGCCAGGACCATTAAAAGTATCTGTAGCGGGGGTTCCAACTGCTAATCCGCCGCCAGCACCAAAACCAAAACCAGAAAGACCTCTAGTAATTCCAGTGAAAAAAGGAGCTTGTTTTACGAAAAAGTCCTTATACATGGAAAAAGATGCAGTATAATATTTAGAAGATTTTATAGGTGACATAATCAAAAAATAACTAAAGTATTACCCAGCTCAGGTAGCGTATCTGATAATGATTATATTTTAATCCAGTGATTTTTTGCTCCATCATATACATCCTCATACCAATCTTCTTTTGTTTTGATGTCAAAAGCTATTGATATTCTCTCTTCATTTCCAACATATTTGTCTGTGCGATGACCAACAAAACTAGGGAACAGAGTCATGACTCCTGGTTCATTAGGAATTGAAAATGATTCATAGTGAGTATGTGTCTGTACATCACACGATATGAATAAATTACCAGAAATTGAACCGTACTTCACACTAGCATCATAGTTCCTATGTCTATGATATTTTATTACTTCACCATTTCTCATCACATTTGCCCAGCACTGAACATATAATGGTTGCTTCTTATTCTTTGTAATATCAAAATAAGATTTTTTAATTTCCTTTTTTAAGGAAGATACTCCCCACCAATTCAAGACATTAAAATGAGAAGATCTAGAAGTTAGAGAATTGTATCCTAGTCCAGTTTCACCATCAAAATCCTCCGTTAAATCCCAACTTTTAGCAGGATATTTTTGAATGATTTTTTTCTCATTTTTTAGAATTTTATTTTTGAAATACAAAACATCAATATTAGTTTTGTATTTTTTCAAATCATATATCATTTTAAAAAATTAAATTTTATTACAAATTATACCTGATAACGGAGAATGATAATACCGTTGCCTCCATCCTTTCCAGCACCATTATGCGATCCTCCACCACCACCAGTTCCATAAACACCATCCCCATCTGCATCAGGGACAGATGGACCACCCTGTCCACCACCTCCAGGACCACCCGCACTGTTGCCCGGAATACCTTCACTTGATCCACCACCACCTCCACCAAAAAGTCCAGTAGGACCAACAGCACTTGTAAATGCACTTTGTTGCGGTGATGGGATGCCAGGTGAAATTACAGGTGCAGGGAAACCAGTAAATGGTTGTCCAGGTCCACCATTACCATTTGCACTTGGGGTTTTGTTAGTACCAGCACCACCAGCACCACCACCACCTCCAGCAGTAAAGTTTGCCGTATGGGCATCACCACCAATATTGCCGTAATGTACTACACCTACACCAAAGTTTGGTTGACTAGGTTGACCTGCTGGAACAGAAGCGATGCCATTTGGACTTTTGCCTGGATAAGTATATCTTCCACCTGCCGATGATCCACCTGGATACACATTAGAAGGAACTGGAGTAGCTACCTCATAGTTAGGAGTCTCGTTTGCAGGACCACCACCACCAAGTCCTGTAATTGTTCCTACTGGGTGAGTGAATGTACTGTTTGTTCCCCTAGTGGGATTGCCACTAGGATGTCCTGGGTAATTAAAAGTAGAAGATCCTTGACCGCCAGGTCCTACAGTTATGGCATGTGCTCCCGCACTGACTGGTAAGGCTGGTACATATGCAATGCCACCAGCACCACCGCCGCCACCATTATCAAATGCTGCAGCACCACCACCACCAACGACCAAAAGTTCAATATCTGCAGTTCCAGAGGTAACTGTAAAGTTTCTTGTTGGTGATGGAGTATCGGTTGTATAGATGTGATACTTATATCCACCATCGGTGTTAGTTGTTCCACCCGTTGCTTCAAACCCAGCTGTAAATCTACTACTCTGAACATCACCTCTTAGTGATAAGTCAGTATCTTTACTAACACCAAAAAGTTTTCCTACAGTTCTTGCGAGTGATGATTTGATTGGAGCCATGTATCAAGCCTCCTTGTCGCCAGTAATCAAAAAGTTAATGTGAGTCGCTGCGATCCCTGTGTAATTCCCTGTTCCAACTTGCAGACTGTCACCAGTCGTATCTAACACAAGAGGATATGATGGTTCAAGCAATACAGTTTCTCCTGCATTTACATCAACATCAAAGATTTTATTGGTTGATGCGCTACTGACACCTACAGGACAGAAATAAACTTGTGCCGTCCCAGTATTGATTCCAGTTCCAGCAGCGTGACAAACAATAGATTTTATGTACACCTTCTTAGAAGATGCACAGGTGATAATGCCAACAGTCGTTCCTGCTGCTACATTCACCACATTGCTAAGTTT